ATTTCTCGTAGTCAGCCTTCCTCTTGGCCTTCTCCGCCTCGGAAATGTCGCCGCTGTCGCCGAGTTCGTACTCGTCCTGCAACGCCTTGCGCTTCTCCAAGTACGTGCCGTACTCCTTCAGGTACTCATTCCACGCGGTCTTTTCAACCTCCTTAGCGTCGTCAACGCCTTTCTTTATGGCCTTTGTCCTTGCGTCATAGTATGTCTTGAACTCTGGAACGGTATCAAGCGTGATGTCGGAATACTTGTCCTTGTTCTCGCTCCAATCGACCTCGAAGCTCTGCTTCGCAGTCTTCCGTCCATCCTTCGCCTTGCCAGCCTGCTCTTCGTTGAATCTCTTCTCTCCGAGTTTCTTCCTGTATTCCTCCCATTCCTCGTCAAGCGTCCTTTGTTCCTTACTGGCGTTGAGCACGGCCTGCCGTACCGTCTTCCTCGACCCATCGTCCATAGCGTCGATGAGGGCCTGCTCGGTGTTTTCCTCTATCTCCTTTTCCTTGTCTTCAAGCTCTTTCTTCGCCTTGAGCAGCTTCTCTTTCTCCTGTATGTACTTCTGTTCGGCGGCAATCTTCTTGTTGTACGCCTTTTCGTCCGCCGACTTGTCTTGCTTCAGCGTGCTTCCGTGCAGTTTGTTGTACGCCTTGACGGCCTTGTCGTAGTCCTCTTTCGCCTTTTGGAAATCCTCAAGCGACCCAGCCACGGTAGGGTTGCTCAACGCCTTGTTCATCCTGTTCTTCGCATCGGACATTTCCTTGTTGTTGTTCTTCCAAGCGTGGTCGAGCGATTCCTTCGGCTTGCGACCGTCGAGAACGTTCGATATGGCGGTGCTGTAATCCCTTATCTCGTCTATTGACAGGTTGTCGTTGGCGAACAGCCCGAAGTTTGTCCTGCCGTACTTGTAGTTCTTCCCGAAGACCTTGTTGCCGTTCGTGATTTTCCTGTCGAGTGCGTCAAGGGCTTTCTTGTTCCTTTCGAGTTCCTTTGAGTCCACGTCGTCGAGGTCGTAAATCTTCAGCCTGTTCTGGGCGTGGCGCAGGTTCTTCTCTATGGCTTTCCTTTTCTTCACAAATTCCGCTTGGTCAACGATATTTCCATCTTCGTCATAAATTCTATTTGTCCACGCGTCAAAATGCACGTTGTTCAACTTGTCGAGTTGGTTTTGGTATCTTGCCACCACATCCTCTGCGTCCTGCTTGGCGATTTTTTTCTTCACTTCCAGCAGGTCTTCAAGTTTCCCCTTCTCTATGTCGTAGTTGTTGAAGATGTCAGGGTACTCGTTCTTGAGCTCGACCAACGCCCTCTTCCTGTCTTTCGTGGCGTTGGCCTCGTTCGCGTACACCTCCAAGAGGTCGTTGATGTGCTGTTTGTGTCTTTCTTCGTTCTCAGCGGCATTGCGTTCTTCCTCCTCGTATTGACGCAAGGCCCTTTCCGCCCCGCTCTCAGCGTTAGCGAGTGCCACCAAGCCCGTAACCACCGCCCCTATGGCAATGGATGCCGCCGTCCATGGGTTCGCCTTCATCACCGCAAGCATTCTCATCTGCGCCACCGTCATCAGGTTCGTCGCCCCAGTTACCTTGTTCAGCAGCAACGCCCTCGCTATCATTATGACGTTCCATGCCTTTCCAGCGGCCAATGAAGCCTTCTCGATGGCCATTTCGGCCAGCAATGCCGCCTTGTACGCACCGAAGCCCGCAGCCGCAGCCGTGACCGCGGTCTCTATGTCCCTGTAATGCGCGACAAGGGTCGCCACGGCATCCAAGCCTCCATTGATGAAGCCCTCGTGTTCCTCGCCGATGTCGGCCAACGCTATCTCTATCGTGTCCTTAATCTTCTCGATGCGCCCGGTGATGGTCTCGCTCTGCTTCTCCATGAGGTTGTCGAACTTCGTGTCCGCCATCTTCCTTATCGCTGCGTCGAACACCTCGCTCGTCACCTTACCAGCACGGACGAACTCCTGCAACTGGTCCTCGGCGATGCCCAGCTCATCAGCGAGATACGAGCCGATGGGGATGCCACGGCCTAGGAACTGCCTCAAGTCCACGGTGTACATGTGCTGCTGCCTTATCGTCGTTCCGTAAAGGAAGATTAGCTCGCTCAAGTTCCTGCCCATGCCCGCCGCTATGTCGCCCAAGTCCTTCAGCGTTCCGTTGACATCCTCGGCGGCCACGCCGTAGGCCAGCAGCTGCTTCGCACCCTCGGCGACATCCATGTAGCTGAAAGGAGTCTCGACGGCAGTCCTCTTCATCTGCTCTATAAGAGCCGCCGCCCTCTCGCCACTGTCGAGCATCGTTGACATCGACACCTCTACCTGCTGGAACTGCCCCCGCAGTTGTATGATGCTCTGTCCAAGCTCCTTCACGCCCAACGCCATTCCGAGACCCGCCGCCGTGCTTGTCAGCAAGTCCGTCATGCTTTCCAACGTGCCTTTGAGATCCTTGAACTTGCCCGCCGTCTGGTCCACGGCGTTGTTTATGTTCTGCAGGTTTCTCGTCGCATCCCTCGTCTCAATGACAATCTTGAAATCTACGCTCATCCCTCTTAGTTCCAGTTCATCCTCAATATCCGTTCCATGCCCTCCCTGCTGTCGGCGTTTATGCGAGTGCGGTCATCAGGGATGTGCACCCGCCTCCTTTCCTTTTCGGTGAGGTACACCGTGACGATAGCGTCGGACATCAACATCCTCAGCAGGCCATAGCTTACGCCCCATATCACCTGTTCGGGGGTCATGTTCAATTTCTCGCAGGCGGGCAGTATCAGCGAACCGAACACGCTCTTCCCGCAGAAAGTCATCGTGGAGGAGTCCTTTTCCTTCGCCTTGTTGCACCTATCAATCCATTCATGCTCCTTCGTTATGCCGAGGAAGTCCTGCATCCCATCCACGTCCGCCTGCCTCATGGCGAGCATCAGCAGCTTGGATATGTCCTGCACGGTGCCGTGTTCCCTGAAGAACGCCGCCCTTTCCAGCACCGCCGACGCGTTGGCCACCTCATCCTTCGTCGCCATAGTGCTATAGGCGATTATCCTGCAGGCCGTGTCGGTGTCGTTCTCAACGACCCTCATAGTCTCTATCGTAGCGTCCACAGCGACCATGCCCTTGTTAATCCCCAGCTTCTCGTAGAGCGGGGCAAGGAGGTAGTGCTTGCCAAGGCTCTCATCGTACATGAAGAACCTGCGTCCGTCCATCTCAAACTCGCATGGAATCCCCGTGAGTACGTCGGCCACCTCTTGCGCCATTCTTTTCTCTTGCTCTGTCATACCGTTACGCTTTGATACAAAAATGGCGGGTTTACCCTTCTAACCCGCCAAAGGATTCCAAGATATGATGGACAACACTTATGCCGCGATACCCGTCGCGCAGTCGAACACGTCCGTGTCATCTCCATTCTCCGTGTTGCAGGTGACCTTCGATATAGAACCGTTCGACTCGGTGATGCTTATCACGCCCCAGTATATCTGCTTCCTGTTGGCAGCGGACTTGATGGCATCGAACGTGAACGTCCACGAGCCACCCTCCTCGGTGGTGAAAGCGTCCTCGACGGACACCGCCGACTTCAAGAAGCACATTCCCTGCACGGCAGGATCTTCCGGTTGCACCACGACGGCATAGTTGTGAGCCACGACACCGTCGTCGTTCTCTATCGGGCAGGCACGGCCTTTTGCCGCGCGCACCTGACAGGCGAGGGCGTAGGTGTTCTTATTGTACTTCACATCCTCGTTCTCGCCACCCTCAATCTTCGCCTCCTTCTTGTCGCCTTTCGTAGGCGTCAGCTCCGTGGAGTTCTCCACAGGCGTAGGCATCTCCTTCCAAGACGACGAGCTGTCGTCAAGGTCCTTGAACAATATTCGGGGCTTGCCCCATCCAATTATCGCCATATTCGCAATTTTTTAATGTTATTCGTTGTTGTTTTTGTATAGAAGCTCATTGTAAATCATGTGTTCTTTGTTGTTCTCGAAGAACAGCACCGTCTGGCTCTCCAGCGTGACACGGAAGCCGTTATGGCTGTTGTACACGTCGAAAAGGTCCGCAGCGAGCCTGCTGAGTTCCTTTATCCTCTTCGTGTCGGTGATGTAACGGCCATCGGCGTACACGTCCCGCACGTATATCTTCACCTTCACGAGAGCGCTCTGCGTCTGTCCGTTCATGTTGCTCAGCACCGAAATGGTTATGTCCTCACTGCGTGAGTCCAAATCCCTCTCAGCCTTGCACAGCTTTCCGTTGATGGCAGCATGCAGCGCACTGCCCTTGATGATGCCGTACACATCCGTCGTTATGTCATAGACCGTTTTCATTTCACCATTTGTTGCAGCCTTGCCGTCGCCCTCGTGAGAGCGCCATTTATCCTTGAAGCCAAGTTGCTCTTGGCCCAAAGGTTCGTTGACCCGATGACATCCTTGTTCTGTTTGGCCTCCACGTAGACCGCATACCACATCCCAGCGACCACCACCAACGCCAAAGGGCTTTGGGCCGTTTCCCTGGCCTTGCCGTTCAAGTACTCCTCGCCTTTCTGCGCACCGTTGAGTTGCGACTTCCTCGGATTGCACCTGAAGTAGTCCTGCTTGAACGCCGATGCGAGCCGTATCGTTCCGTTCTCCACCACACCGTACCCGACGGAGCTGCGCAGGTTTCCCGTCTGGTCTATCCAGCTGTCGTCGAACGTGCGGTTCTTGATGCGTATGACGCATTCCTCGCCCAGCACGGACAACGCCCGCCTAAGCTCTTCCATGACCACTTTCTCGACGGTCTTCGTGAACGTCCTTATGTCAACGCTCTTCGCCATCAGCCGATGTACACCTTAAGCATTCCCTTGTACGGACGTGTGTTGAAAGACCGCAGCAGGTATTCCTGCCCATCTCGCAACAGACGCACCTTCATTCCTTTCCTAACGGTGTCGGACAGCTCCGCGTCCATGTAGCAGATGAAAGTGTAGTGGTGCGATTCCCCATCTTCATATATCACGTCCGTGCTTTTCGTGGTCGGCACGGCGTCGCAGTCGTAAGGGCCTTCCCATGCGGTCTCTCCCTTGACGTAATCCCCGCTCTCGTCGGTATGACCGCCGCTTTGGGTCTCTACGTACAGCTCATGCCGTCTCAGCTCTATCACTGACATCTTCAGAAGTCGTTTATGTAAACCACAGGAAGGCCAATTATGTTATCCTCCTCACCTATGGCGGCGTACAATTTGTTCATCTTCTTTATGATCGCTTCTTTCTCGCTTTCATACATATAGACTTTCTTGTCCGCCTCCGTCCAATTTGGAGCGTCAAGGATGGCGGAGAGACTATCGGCCACAGCACCAATCCACTCGTCGCTTCTGAACGTCTCGGTCGTCATGTCGGCCTCGCCGAACAGCCCTCTCTTAATCAAGATGTTCTCAATCTTGGCGAGGCCGCGCCTCGTGTCTATCGGGAACAGCGTCTCGTCAATCAGTGCCTGCCGTATAGTCTTCATCGCGTCGGTTCAATCGTTTACGCAGTTATGTATGACTTGGCCAGAGCCTTCAGTTCGGACTGCTCGCTCTTCGTAAGTCCGTTGACGGCAGTCACCACTTGCTTGTCGGTGGCGTTGGCGTCAATCTTGGCGAAGTTCTGCAGCACTTTTATGAAGTCCGCCTTCGTGTACGTGTTGCCCAGCACCGTCACTTTCGTGTCAGCCGTGTCCGCAGCCTCGGCGGTCTCGTCAACCTCGAACGACTCCGTCAGCGACAGTACGTAGATGCCTTCAGTGTCCTCAATCACAGGAAGCGAGAACGACTGCGCCGAGCAAACCTCCTGCAACGACGGCTCGTTCTTCGAGTACTGCGAGATTAGCTTGTAGGTGTCCACCTCTTGGTATGCGACACCGTCAACCCTGTGGTCGGCCTCGGCGCAACGTCCGTAAACAAGCGCGCCAAGCATGGTGTCGGAACAGAGGATTACCCTCTCCTTGCCGAACGGCTTCACGTAAGTACGAACGCCGTTGCTCTCAACCAGCACCTTCCTGTTCACCTTCTCGAACTGTATTCCCCCGAACTCGTCGGCGAACGCCTCGTCGAAGCGGGCGGGCGTTGGCACTGGGATCTTCGTGCTTGACGTGTACGTGAGACCTTGGTAGTTGGCCACCAGCTCCTTGGCCTCCTGCGTCTGGCGCAGCGCGTCGTACACCAGCTTGTCAATCCATATCCTGCTGATCGGATTGCCGTCCTCGTCGGCCTTTTCGATGGCTCTGCGCAGGTCGCTCACGGCCAGCGTACCCTTCTCCTCTACGCTCATCATGTGGCTGTCAAGGTAGTTGTACGAGACACGCATGACAGTGCCGTCCGTACTCTCGCTGTCCTGCACGTCCACGCAGCCGTCGTACAGGCCTTTCAAGAAGGCGTACTCGTTCCTTTCATCTATGCCCGTGGAGCAGAACACGGCATCGTTCGTGAAAGCACGGACGATTTCGGGCGCGTTCCCCTGCAACTCCATTATTCTGAGGTTGTTGATGTCCGTCTCTCCTCTCTTTCTCTTGATTCCCTGCTTCGGAAGCTCGCCGCTGTTCGACTTGAACGAGTCGCGCTTCTTCAACGGAAGCGGGCTGTCCATCGCAACGTAGTCGGCGGCGACGTACTTCACGTTCACCGTCGTAGTCTTCCATTTGTTGTCAGGGCTGTACACACGACGCAGAATGCTCTTGTTCTTGTGGTAGTATGGCAACGCCTCCTCCTTCGTCCGCTTGTCGTTGACCCTCGTGATGATGGTCTGCAGCTTCGGGTAGAACGTGTCAATGTACCTCGCAAATAAACTTTCGTTCATAATCCGTTATCCTTTAAATCCTTTACCTTAGCTTAGTCGTGGTCAAAGTACAGAGCAGGCAAAGCCGCCTGCATCGCAGTCTTTATACCGTCAATAGAGTAGGGCAGGGCCTTTTCATTCACCTCTCCCATATTCAGCAAGCCCACGAAAGGCTTGTCCTTCAATACCGTAGCCACGGCCACGCCAGCGTAGGCGTAGCC